AGATGTCTTGATTAGTCGAAACAACGTATTTGTTTTGAACGTAAAAATAAGTCTTTTCACCACTTGTTTCCGGTTCAATAATGTTCTGTAAATTAAGGATTTTATAAACGTACATAGTGATCTCCTAGCTAAAGTACAAAGGTTGCATGGTTGCCAAACTCCTATTCGATGCCCCCTCTCGATAAATTGGCAACTGGTAATTAGCCCCATATCCACATTGATAATACACACCTTCTTCCGTCAACACACCTAAAGATGCCTCTGAACTTCGCCCAATAGAACATAGCTGCACTGGTTTGTGTTTCATAAACCCAAGAACTGGTTGCAAACTAGTATTAGTTGCAAGGTCAGTCCCAATGCCATAGTTGCCGTTATCATTATACCCACATGCTTGGATATAGCCGTCATCGTATAAGATAACTGTTGAGGTGTAGGGTAGGGTTCCTAGCGTTTTTAATTGCGTTATAGTACGGCCAGATCGTAAACTATTTGGAATCGTTTGGTGAGTAGTTTTCGCAGTAGTTGTGCCATCACCTAGTTGGCCGTATGCATTATACCCACTAGCAACGATGCTCTGATCGTCTTTAATGACGTAAGACACACCAAGGTCGCCGTGCGCCATCAATATATCTTGATTATCTGTCCCTAAACCACTGATCTGCTGCGGTGTGTTGTATTGAGTGGCGTTCCCCGTTCCCAACTGGCCGCTACCGTTGTACCCCCAAGTATAGACTGCACCTGTAGATAATAAACACATGGATGAACCATATTCAGAAAGAAGATTAGAAGCCCATCCATGCGCCCCTGAAAACTTAGAAACTGTCACTCCCCCAAAAGCATTGACTAGCTGAGGAGATGTTTGCGTTGTAGTACTTCCAATGCCTAATTGGCCTCGGCCATTATAGCCCCACATGTACAAATCACCGGAGGTATCAATCCCCGCTGAAAAACCACCAGAAGCTCCCATTGCGTAAATTTTTGACCAGTCGCTTTTTGACAATAACTGAGGGGTTGATTGATTGGTAGTATTGCCTATTCCTAACTGGCCGCTACCATTAAACCCACAAGTATACAAACTACCGTCATCGGCTAAAAATAAGGTGTGGTATCTACCGATGTTATAATAACCTTTAGACAACTGAACATCTACAATATTTACCCCATTTAAGGCAGTCACTTTTGTTGGCACCAAAACATTCGATGTATTTCCTACGCCTAACTGTCCGTAGCCGTTATGCCCCCATACCCACACATCACCATTGTCCATAAGCACAATATTGTCTCGACCCTGTCGCTCCCACTTAATCGGCTTTCCCGTTGTGTTTAATGGAAACGCTGGCTGAACTTTAAAAGTTTCATTGCTTACAAAAGTTCCTTTCCCAAGTTGACCGCTAATTGCATCGCCCCAGCACCGCAAAGTGTTATCGTCTAAAATGGCCCCACCAGATCGATACCCACCATCACTAGCTGCACCATCCGTATTCGGTAACGCAACAACTCGCCGTTGTGGGTTTTGCTCCCACTGAACAGTAGAACTTGCCCCAACGCCAAGTATGTCGTATTGATTACCAACTGGTAATCGAGTAACAGACGTACCATTGTTGTACAACATATCCCCTTTAGCAGTCAATGCCTCTTTAGCTGGTAAATTCAAAACAAAATAATCATTGGTTTCATCAAATACTATTTCAACATTTTGGTTTGCAACCAACTCACCACCAGCTAACGCACTTCCACCGTTTAATTTTAAATCCTTAGCCCCTAAACTATTTATATTTACTGTACTTGCACCAGTATTGGCATTAACAACCTTAAATCGAAAACGCATACCGTTTTTTAAACGCCATACATCCGCAAGGTCATCGTCCGCTTCTAATAAGTAAAGATCAGCAGCTGATCCGGCTGACTCTTTGTAAAAATCACCTTTAGACGCAACAACCGCCCCAGTCTTAGCCATCTGAAATAAATCAGATTCAGACTTGGTTTGGCTAGACGTATCAATATAATTATCCGTTTCTGCCTTAATATTATTGGCATCCGTTACATTAAACACCCCATCCGTTGGATCACCTAAAACAAAATTATTATCTCTAATTGCCATTTTTTAATTCCTTATCCAAATTTTACCACACTACGACTCTTGAAAGACTACTGTTTTATTTGCTGGGATCAGACTTTTTATCAAACATTGGAAAACGGCAGCTTTTTCTGGGTTTGTTGAAAAATTACCACTTATCAAAAACAATGACCGCTCATTATTGTTTAAAACAAATGGAAGCGTATAATTAAATCCTGTTGACAAACCAAATGTAATTGTAAAACCGTACGCATCCGCTAAATCAATCAAATGCTGTTCTGTTTGATAAGCTAATGACGTAAGCTTAAGAATCACATTGTCCCTACGCTCTTGTAATGTTGTTGCTAATGGAATGCAGTTATCCGGAATTCCCAGATAACTCTCCCATTCGTTCAACAAGTTAATTGACGTGCTTGGCAGTACCTCTGATATTAAATCTGCTATAAAATCGCCAAAACGCTTGAATTCTTGGCTTTTAGCCTTTTGGTACGATCTAAGGTTTGTCCCTTCCACATACTTAGCAACAAATGCTTCACCGTTTGGCAAAAAATGGTTTAAAAAATCAACCCATTCAGTAGTTGTATATTTTTTAAGGCTCATTAAAATGTTACCGTTCCAAGAACAGCCAATTCACTAATACCAACAGATATATCAGTTGTTGGGCTTGTTAGCGTGAATGATTGTAATTGGTTTCCACCAGAATCCACAACGCTATTAATTACTGAGTTATAGTCAATCGCTCGTATATCCGTCGATAGATTGGCTGACGAATTAAAATAATCAGTCAATGCATTTTTAACGGCCGTCTGCATTGCAGCAGTATTAGGTGTTATTGCTGAGAATGTAAAATTGACAGTCACCGCTGTAGGCGCATCCACAATAACATCACTTGCGCTCATTGTGGATGGCTTTATCTCTAGTATTTTATTATAAACATCTGTGATTTCCCCAGCACTTGGGAAAATTGACGTATCGTTATCCCGAACAAAAAAGACACGAACTTGGCCTAAGGCAGCTACTGGGAAACTTGCAACAATAGTACCAGTCGCTGGTGTTGATGGTGTGCCACTTACTAAATACCCAAAATTATTAGCATCTATTTTTAATATTTTTTGTTGCACAACATTGTATTCAGACTCATTCGCTCCAGTTACTGTTATTGCTTGCCCATTGTATAGCCCATGCGCTGTTTTATTAAATACAGCCAAATAATCACCGTTTCGTGTGACACCAGTTGCTGTTATTGATGAATCAAACTCGCCAGCACCTTGAACCCATACACGGGTAACACCATTAATTAACTTAGCTTGTTGAATTATATCGGTTTTATTAAAGTTTGCCGGTAAATTTTGCCGTCTAAAAATATAACGTGTGTTAAAGTCGTCATCGCTCTCAACGTCAGAGCCGCCAGCAATCTCGCTGAAATCCACATAAGCTGTTGCATTAACACCAGATATTGGGCTTGCTAAACCAAGGCTTGCCCCAGCATCTTTATTTTGGCTCGCCCCATACTCTGTTGATGTAACCGCTACATTCGCATAATCAATATCACCCTGGATTGTACCTGTGGCTGGTGTAGTTGGCGTTGTTGTGATTGAATATGTAAATGTGGTTAGCCCAGTTACATTAATTACATACGTTCCGTTATACTCAGTTTCATTAGCCCCAGATATAACAACGCTTAATGAAGATGCTAAGCCGTGATTGCCAGACGTTGTGGCCGTCACGGTACTACCAGATCGCGTTAATGATGATATGGTCAATGTCGTGGCTGTTATGGTTCCAGCAGCTGTTGTTTGATAAATATTTCCATCGTCAGATGTCACCTGTGTGGATATTGGAATTGTTGATGTGGCTGTACCAGTAAACACAATGTTTCCAGTTGCCAGCGTTGCCGGATTGCGTGTCAAGCCATATTCAGCAGCGAATTTATCTAAGTATTCACCTGTAGGGTTATAATACAAGTCAATCATTTGTTGTACGGTTTGATATAACTCATAAAACGCTTTAGAATCCGCAGCATTAATCGCACGAATAAAACTGGTGCGTAAATATGGGTCTAACTCGTTTAATTCATTAATAATGTCTGTGTTTATTCTCTCGAATATTTGTTGCGAACTTGGTATTGATAAACTCATGTATTCACCTATGCTATTGTTGTTTTAGACCATAAATCATAGGACTTGTTAAAGGTAGTCCCATCGCTCTGTTTTATTGTAATCGATAACACTATATTGTCATTCTTTAATATACCAGATACTATAACAGTTTGAGCGATACCGTCATCAACTAGCCATTGCAAACATTCTGACGCATACGATTCAGCTAATGATACTGTCTCTTGGTTAGCTCTTTTTTGAGATAACAACCATAGTTTTGACCCTATTTGAAAATCGTTCTCATTGTTTAATTCATCAATGATATTCCCTCGCCTATTTTGTGGGGTAGCAACCTCTGAGGCTTCTGCGCGTTGGTCAATATTCAAGCTGTTAATAATGGCAGTATCAAGCCCCTGTGTCTTTTTGAAGTCCCCACTAGAAAATGAGATGTCGTAAATACCATCGCTATTTTTGGTCAAATAGATATCATTCACTTTTACTAGATTCCTTGCTTGTATCCACATGCTCAATTTTTAATCGTAAATAATCTTTATTTTTAACTTTCTTGCCCCACACTGTGCTAGATTGCTGCTCAGCCATTGCGTTAAGTGCATAGTTTGCATTTACTCTTTGTTGATTCATTTTATCGCTAACCCCTGATTTATTTAACCAAGCCTTGTTTTGATTTGCGACAGAATTCCCAAACGATATATTATCCATATATCAATTATACATTATTGAGGGGGGTTTGAACTACCTGGTGCGCTAGGCACAAAATGCGTATGCGTATCTAAGTCAATTCCACCAGTAGTTGAAACGGTGCCACCAGTAACACTGCCCCCAGTTATGTCACCGCTAACTGTTAGCCCCCCAGATACTGTAACATCGCCTGTTATAGTCGTTCCTCCATTAACATTAATGGCTGGGGCTGTAATATCAACTGAACCGCTAGAAACAACCTCTATTTTTTGTTCAGCATTGAATTTAACAAAATCGCCAGTAACAAAATTACCAACAACAACCTCACCCCCTTTTAAATTTTTAAATCTATCCTTGCCAGATGCTGTAAATGCTATTTTTTGATCTGTTGTACCCATATTTACCACGACAGCTAAATTGTCAGCAGGGGCATTAGCGCAAAATCCATAGGGGTATATAGTAACAATATCTTTAGATTGCTCATGATATGTGTATTGAGAAATAGGCAAATCCCCAGAATTATCCCCAATATTAGAAACATAACCAAATTTGAACATTGCTCTAATTTTATTTAAAACGCTCATTCATTACCCCCTACTTGAACTCGTTTAATATCCTCTAATAAATTATTTACTGTTAATTCACCAAAATCAGGTGAAAGTGGCTTTGGAATATAAGAATCTTCTTTTACAAGCGTTAATTGAGTGATACTTCCATTGTCTACGTTGTATGAAAATGAAACATCACGAATCAACAATTTTTCATCCACATCCAATCGTTCATCTGTTACATGTACTAATGAATTTGGAGACCAAACTTTTGTTTTATCAACTAAAAATCCTTGCACACTACAAGTATACCCAAAACTCCGTGACTTACGAATTGACGCTTCCCACTCAGCCCTTTTTTTTGCCAACTCAGCGTTGCCAAGCGATTCATCTACAATTACTAATATTCGGCTTTTTCTAATGTCTTGGTCAAAAATAACCCCCTCATTTACAGGTAAAATCTCATTCCCTAAAGATGACCCTTTAAAAAGTTGGGACAAGATGTCCTCTTGACACTGAACTATATATTTATTATACCTATTTGAACTTGCCTGAGTTTTTGATGCTTGCAACACGTTATTTTGTCCCGATTGAAACTGATTTGCAATATGAAGTATTTTATCTGAATACTCCTCGGCTTCAACACCGCCTCTTGTAATAACCAAATCCCCTTGTCCATTTGTTGTTGCTAACACTTGCCTTTTTGCACAATATTTATCTACAACCTCAAATAACCCTGTCCCTTTTTCAACTTCAATCTGATCTGTTTTTTCAAAAATATCAGGTCGGACTAAATCAATAACATTAATGTTACTAATTCCATTTTCACTTAGTAGTTTTGTCAACAATACCTTTAACGTCATTGCTCCATTAATTACTAAAGGCTTATACACAGTCCCATCTACTATATCTGCTGTTCTGTCACGCCCAGATATAGTTACAGTGTGTCCATTATTACTATATTCAGACGATATAGATTCAACATACCCATCTAAAATTGATACCTCATGAAACAAAATAACCACATCATCACCTAAAGAAATTTGAAAATCTTCTAGCTTTTCAACGGTTCCAGTAACCGTAAATTCATTAGCAATGGTTTCTAATGATCGAGTAACACTTACAGATAAAAAGTTTGAATATGCGACCCCATCCACCTCAACCACAATATCTTTACCAAAAACCTTATCTATAAAGTTTCCGGCCTTAGTCTTAAACCCCATTAAATAGCCTCTGTAATTGTTTGACTGCCCTCAACAAACCCAGTATTTGAAATGTCGTTTAAATCAATTATTTCAGTGTTTTTAGACGAATCTGCATATAAAGAATATGCCAATACACTACTTGGAATTAAACCAGTTGTGTATGTAGTCAAATCTCTTAATTCTAGAGTTGAAAAAAACCGCATAACCGCCGTCTTTATTGCCAACATAGCTATCCTTGAGTTAGAATCAATAAGAGAATTGTCTAAAACAACAGAATACTCATTATCTAATTGATTAATCACTTTATCCAATTCAACTTTATTCAAGTAAGTAATATTAACCGCATTGTCATAGGCATACGATAAATTAATGCCTTGAATAATTAAGTTTATGGAGTTTAATAATTCAGAATCAGTTTTGCTAGACTGAATATTTGTAATATTGTTTCCAAAACTAAATAACTCTACGTTTAATAAATATTTACTTTTTGAATCTTTGCCAATCTTATTATAGGTTTCAAATAGCCCAGCTAATAAACTAGATATCTCATTATTAACTACAATAGAGAACATGCTGTCACTCATGCTATTTGCAACGGCATTAAAATCGCTATTATTTTCATTTTCAATTTTAACAATAGCCCTTCGCATAGTATCAATCAATAAATTGACCCTATCGGCCAATAAACGTGTTGTATTGTTTTTTAAAATCCCTTTTAATGCCATGCTAAAAACCGAACCTTCCTAATTTAGATTTGCCAAATGCTGATATTTTATCAACCCCTGCAGCTCGTAATGCGCTTATAGCTGATGTGGTCAATGTGGATAGTGAAGGCAAAAATAACCCAAACTCAATAATAAATGTAATTGAGTAATCATAAAGTCCATATCTATCAATAGAATCGTTTTTGGTATATGTAGTAACCTTAGCTGTAAAATTTCCGTATTTTGGATGAGATAAGATACCTGACCCACTTGCGTTTAATGCAGCGTCCAAAACATCCCTATTGTCATCATCAATTTGCGCTGAAATAGTAAACTGCTTAGGCATTTTCCCCATTTGCTCAATCTTAAAATTATTAGACCCTGGGTATAAATGCTGGACTGTTTTAAACCCTCTTTGCTCTGCGCTTCCACGATAATAAAAGGGTACGCCACGCCACGATGCTTGTTTAGGGTTAGCCATTATGGGTTGACCCCAACTGTTTGCATAATACGACCACGGTTAGCAGACGACCCAAAAAAACTATCCAATACAGTAGTACCTTTTTCAGCAGCAACTGTTATATTTCCATTTAATTCAACTGATTGGGATTTTGGGCTAAGAACTCGAAATGCTCCCCCACCAGTCATGCCTCCAAGAAACGCATCTGTATACTTATCTTTTGTCTCTTTAATTAAGGCATCTATAGAAAAGAAATCGCTAATAGCTTGCCTAATTGAGTTTGCTATCATTTTTGAAATCTCATCCATAAATATTTTAATATAAGGTCTTACATACTCAAAAGCATCAATAATATAATCTTTAAATAAACTTTTAAGAAGCTTAAAATCCCCAGCCGTTTTCTCTATTTGTTTTGAAAGCGCAACAAAACCGGCAGTTAATTTATCAACAAAAAATTTAATTTTATCATCAAAAGTGTCAAAAATGGAAATAGCAGTAAGCTTTAATGCACCGAAAAGCTTTCTTAACTTATTAGCAAGCGATGCTTGTTGAATCTCATACTCTCTAGCCAACGCTTTGTTTAAATCAAACTCTTTATTAGACTCAGCCATTGATTTTTTTACTAAATCAATCTTTTTTGCTAAGGTAGTCATAACAACTTTATCCCTAATCCCTTCTAAGCCTAAGTAATTTAACGCTCGTGTTAAATTAACCCCTTTTTTCTCCATGTCATCTATTGAAGCCCCTAATTGTACTAACGCCCCTACAGCATCGGCTTCAAATGCACTTTTTAATTCATCTCTAGTCTTACCTGAAATTGCCGACATAATAACTAAGGCATCCCCACCAGAATAAACAGCTTCATTCATAACACCTAAAACACGAGAAACGGCACCAGATGCAAGCTCACTTTGTAATCCAACACTTTTAAATGCAGCAGCAAGCCCCATAGCGTCTTGACCACTCATGTTAAACGCTTGCGATCTTGATGCCATATCCATAGCAAACCTTAATATCTCTCGCTCTGTGGCTGCGCTTGTGTTACCTAAATGTGTTAAGGCAGATGCATATCTATCAATATCATTAATATTCCCACCAACAACATTGACTAGCCTAGCCATCTGGGATGCCCCCTCCTCACCATAAACATCCGTAGCTGATTGCAGCATTCCCATTGTTTTTGCGAACTTTAATATATTCCCCTCACCACGAACACCTAATTGTGCAGCAGATGCCCCCACTAATGCCAACTGCTCCGCCGTGTTTGGCATATCTTCGGATAAAAGTTTAAACTTCCTGCCCATGCTATCTAAAGATGGGCCTACCTCAATATTAGCTGTTTTAGCAATTTTAAACATTGCTGTTTCAAAATCCGCAAATGTTTTAGTTATAAAATAGCCAGCTGCAAAGGCAGCATACTTATTCCCACCAGCTAAAGAAAATAGCCCTTGCTGTGTGTTTTTTAATTTTGATAATTTGCCATTTAACAAATGAACCCGAGTCGCAGCGGTTGAAACGCTTTTAGAAAACCTGCCCATACTTGCGCTAAATTTATCTTTAATCTCTAGTAAATAACTAACTGATTTCATCGCTTCCTTGACTGCCTTTCCATTTCTCGATTTTCTTTTTCTACACTAATATTTATCCTTCTATTATACAACAACAACTCACCCATATTCATATCCATTAACTCAGAATAGCTAAAATTGTTTTTCATCATATAAATAATAACGTCTTCAAGCGTTATATTATGAAATATAGATTCAAAATTTGTAAATAAAAATAACGGTTTATTATCTAAAAGCCCAGCGACAAAAAATGGTCAGCATACCCCCCAGCCAACGCTTTTAAATCAGGAAGATCCAAGCCATTATCAAAATGAGTCTTTTTCATTTGAACACCATTAATAGTTATCGTTGGTTTATCTTCTGTCCCAGAAAGAAATATTTGCTCTAAGTTATACATAATAGAACCAACTATATCCGCATCTGCAAACTTAATAATTAAGCTGCCCATGCCAACCTTATCATCCTTTTTATCACCTTCAGCGCCTTCTCCATCGTCATCGCCTTGCTTTTTCTTTTTCTTTTTCTTTCCTAGGGCATCTGCTTTTGGCAAAACACTTAAAAAAGCGTTATTTAAATCTGCTTCCAACTTTAACACTTTATACTTATCTCGTGGTCGTGGGGCATAAACAATAACATCCGATGCATCTACATACTCACCATCTTTAGATATTTTTATTGGGGTTTTTAAAGTGTATTCAAAAAATTCTTTCATTGTTTATCCTCCATGCACACACAAATCAATTTATCTGCATTCAAATCTGGGGTCAAAACATCAATCCTTGGATTTTCCCAATGCACCAACTCACCATCAAGTACAAACTCAACAGGGAATCTATCTTTTAATCCATCCAGCCATGCTATATTCCAATAATTTGAACGCATATTAAAAACAATCGACCCATCCGGCCATTTCATACATGAAATACCCTCAAAAGTCTTTCCGCTTATCTCTAAACGACATTCTGACGGGGCTGGGGATTGGTCAATACTTATCGATTGCATACTAGATTTAAGTATAGCATAATAATTAGTATAATATCAATAATAGTATTAGATAATTTAAATGCTGTTGAATCTAGTATGCGCTGTAATGCTCGCATTAAGCTGTAACCGCTTGCGAACCTTCAAACTCTACAGATATAACCCCGTCAGATGAAACATTGATTTCAGGATCAACGTACATGCACATTTTTTGAAAGACTTTGGTGACCCCAGTGGACGCAACATATTTAATCACGTTGCCAAGGCCATTAGACTTCCAACCACGAACCAATGCTTCATTCTCAACAGTTGATAATAAATCAAAAGAAACCATACTTTTAGCTGTTGTATAATCCACTGCTTCAATTACGTCCACAGAGGTTCCGGCTACTTGTGGGGTGATAACCTTATCCCCAGAGCCATCCTTCATACGCAAACTATTCCCTTGAATAGCCACTGATTGGTCATTGATAAATAATTGTCCACCGACTAATGATGTTGCCATATCTTACTCCTATATATTAAACACTGCTTGTAATACTAAATCAAGTCTTCGCAGCTGAGCAACAAGCGGTACTTTAGCCGTGCTAGTAGCCTTTCCGTTTAACAAGTCTAGGCTAATTGTTAGGTTATCCACAAAGTATTTAACATTGTCTTCACCCGCTCGGTACAACAAGTACCCTTCACCAGATAAAATATTGTACAATTCTACCAGCTTACCCCGAATTGCGTTTTCATTTACCATGTTATACCCAGTAACTAACGAACCGTCAGTCAATCGGCTTTGACTGTAAGCTGATTTCAAATTGTTAAAAATAAACTCAGCACCAGCAGATGTCACATCCACGTTGTTTAAGAATTGGTATGTTTTATCTACATTGCCAGCAGCGTCAGTTTTGTAGGTTGTATAGACTTGCCCCAAAACAACACCATTGCCAGCGATGTTATTCCCAACAACAAACCCACCAGCAACATTAATTTCAGATTGCTCAGACTTAGCCCACCCTTTACCAGTATCAAGAACTGGCAATGTTAAAGGCGTGTTCATGTAAGGCAGCGATGCTGTGTGAGTGCCACCTCTTGCGTCTAAATTTGAAGCAATAACAAACTGTGCTATATTCGCACCATCTGTAAGCCTTAACGCCCTAAGAGCCCCAATTTGAGCAGCAATAACATCATCTAATTCAAATATAGATGAACCCTTATACAAAGTATCATTTACAATACCCTGAGCATTGACAATTAATGACTGTGAATTTCTAGCATTCAAAAATGTTTTTAGGTTCGCCAATGTATCTGTTTTAGATATTACACAAACACCATCAAGGATTGCATTGTCTTCATTCCAACGTGGGTCTAGCAATGAAGTTGTGCTTGTGTGAGAATCCGCAACAACTGTTACATCGTAGTTTCCAGGGAAAATAATAGTTTGGTATCGTGTTTCACCAATTACATCAAACAATCCAGTCAATACTGGGTCAGTCGCACCGCCTGTCATAGCCGTGACGCTTGGCGTAACCCCACCAACAATCCCTTTTACCTCTAAACCAATCCCATTACCGTATGTACCA